CGGGACAACCTGGTGGTGTCGTTGACGTGCCCGCAAGGCCATCTGTGGACGCGCCAGAACCGGCAGGAAAACAAGCCCGGCAAGGGTTTTCGGTGCGCGAAATGTAACAGGTTGAAGTCTTACGAATGGCAGCGGCGCGGCGGCGTGGGGCGTGAACGGACCATGGACGAGTTGTCGCCGGAGTGCCGCAACGGGCACCGCCGCACCGAGCAGAACACCCGTTTCGACAGCTACGGCACGACGGTCTGCCGGGACTGCCAGCGCGACGCGTCGCAGCGCTGGGTCGACAAGCAGAAAGCTGGCGCGAAATGAGCGCGCGGCTACCCGGCGGCGTCGGCAATTGGCGGCACGTCGATATCGTTTTCATCCTGGTCGACGCCGCCGCCGACGCGGGGCTCGATGAGGTTCCCGAAGACTGGTGGCCGGAAGGATTCGAAGTGGACGCGCCGGAACGCTGCGGATGCGCAGACCATGCACAGGCGGGCGCGAAATGAGCTGCCACGCCGGGAAGCCGCCCGTTGTCCTCATGCTCGGCGAGCACCCCACCCTCGACCGGTACGTGGTGCCCTGCACATGCCGCCACGAATACCGGGAACACACCCGGTATGGCGGGCGCTGCAAGGGGCTCGACTCCTACGACTGCCCGTGTGAATGCCCGTCCTACGACGGCGACGAAAACGATCCGCACTATCTGCCTCACCTGATGGGTACGTGCCGCATCGTTGAACCGATCCAAGCCGACTACAGGTAGCACGGGCAGCCTTGCCCCGGTTTTGTGATCGCGGTACAGTCTCGGGTATGCACCCCGCTTCTACTGACGATGATCCGATGCCAATGCGAGCAGGCATGTGCGAGCAGCACGGCCCGTTCCGCAACTTCACTGGCCGCTGTTGGGATTGCGTCCCTCCGCTGCGGCTGCCGGACGAAGGGTTGGGTCGGTGAGCGCCTACGTTGACGCCTTGGCGAAGTTGCGCGCTGACAACACGGTTGAGCCGTGCGCGGCGGAAGTTGGGTGCGCGCCTGGCTGCTGCACCGGCGACGATGTGCAGGTCACGATCAGCCGTATCGTGGGCGCGCTGGTGTTGGACGCGCTCGGCCCTGAGTGGGTTGACTTCGGAACGTTCGACAACTGCCGCGAGTACGGCCTGACGTTCAGCGTGCCGGGTTGGCAGTTCTGCGTGTACGAGCACCGCAACAGCGACAACATTTGCGTGCAGGGCTGCCCGGCTGACCAGGTGCAGCCTTACGGGCCGTACGGCGGGGGCGGCAAGTGGGATGTGCTGGCCAGAGCCCAGTACGACTGCCGCGGCGCAGCCGCCGCGGCGCTGATCGACGGGCTGCGGTTCGTGAACAACAATCCGGGCGCGACCCGCGAGCAGGTGAGACGCGCGATTGAAGAAAGGCAGGCCGCACGGTGAGCGAGTTGCACGCCGAGACCACTGCCGCCGGTTCGCACGCCTCGGATCTGATCGCGTCGCTGCGGCTGCGCGCACCCCGGGCGGCGATGGCTTTGGCCGCCGCGCAGGCTGCCCGCCCGGCGGTGCAGCGTATGCGCGGCAAGTATCGGGAGCGCACCACCTACACGGTCAAAGTGCTGTCCACCGACGACGTGTACGACGACCTACACGAATGGGTTTTGGGCATGCTCCCGCCGGCCGATCAGCACGCCCTGGTGGCGTGGACGTCGAACAGTCACGGCATGGCCGTGCTGGAACCCGTGTCCAGTGACGGCCCGTCCAAGCCGCGCCCGCCCCGGGTGCGGCTGCGCTACGACGGGTCGCGGCACCAGTCGGTGCGCATCGGCGGGCACCGAATCCGTGTCGAGGTCACCGAAGGGGAGGCCTCCAAGGATTCGGGCCGTATCTGGAAACCCGACGAAATCGTGTTCACCGCATCATCTTTGGCCGCGCAGAAAGCCCTCATCGACGCCATAGAGGCGGTGGCCCGCCGCCGCGCCGAAACCGACCGGCAGCCGGTGTTCCGCATGCTGAACCGGTGGGGCGACTGGCGGCGACTCGACGACCTGCCCGCCCGCGCCCTGGACTCGGTGATCCTGCCGGACGGGCAGCTGGAACGCATCATCGGCGACGTACAGGGCTTTCTCGACGCGGAAGCCGACTACGCGCGGCGCTGCGTGCCGTGGCATCGCGGGCACCTGTACGAAGGCCCGCCCGGCACCGGGAAAACCAGCGTGGCCCGCGCGGTGGCCAGCCATTTCGGGATGGACATCTGGTATCTGCCTTTGGCTGATGTGGACAAGGACTGCAACCTGCTCGACGCGGTGTCGCGGGTGAGCCCGAGGTCGATGCTGCTGTTGGAGGATGCCGACGTGTTCCACGCCGCCACTGACCGCGACGAGGGCCAGCGGGTCACCCTGTCCGGTTTGTTGAACGCGCTCGACGGGATCGCCACCCCGCAGGGCATCCTGACCGTGCTCACCACCAACGAAGTCGCGGCTTTGGATTCGGCTGTGGTGCGGGCCGGGCGCGTGGATTTGCGGGAGCATTTCGGTTACGCCGACGCCGGGCAGGTGTCGCGCATCGTGTCCCGCTGGTACAACCGGCCCGTGAACGTCGATAGGGCGCCGCACGGGCTGGCGCCGTCCGAGGTGGTGGAGGCCTGCAAACGGTCCGCCAGCCCCGACGAGGCGCTGAACCGGCTGTCCGTCGTGGAGAGGGAACGTCGCCGGGCAGCCGAACTGGCCAGGCACGGCGTGGCCCGCGATTCGGCGTACGGACGCGACGAATGATCACGCGCATGGTGTTGCGTAACGGCTCGGAGTCGTTCGCGTTCTACGCGCCCGAGGGCAGTCATGTCAAGGTTCAGGAGTGGCGCACATCGGCGGGTTTCACGCGCCGCGCCTACCAGGGCGGTGCCGTGATCGCCGAACAGTTCGGCACGGCACCGATACTCTCAGGATTCCTGTCATGAGCGGCGATGAGCCGACGTGCGGGCAGCCCGCGTGGCATCACGACCCTTTCTACTGCTCCACCAACTGCCCGTGGTGGACCGGCGACGAGGACGCGACGGAATGAGCGGCCCTGTCCCTGACCCGGTGAAAGCGTTCGCCGAGTCGATGAACCAGGCATTCGCGTCATGGCTTCAGCGGCAAGGCGTGGACTGCGCCCTAGTAACCCGGGTGTGGGAAGAACACAAAGAGGGCTTCGGCTGCGACACCTGCGGGTTTGAGCCTTACGAGTTGGTGCACGCCGAATACGTTGACAGCGATGGCAGGGCGCGGCAGTGGACTAACTACGACCTGACTCTCGGCCAGTGCATCGCCGAGATCCTGAAAGGCTGGGACTGATGAGCGGCGATCAGACGCCCGAGCAGGTGTTGGCCGGGCATCTTCGTAGCGAGCATTGGAACGCCCAGCACGACGGATGGGTCGAGTGCATGTGCGGCGAGCCGTACACCGCCGAGCACCAATTGGCTGCGCTGCGCACCGCCGGGTTCGAGTTGATGCAATGGAGGGAGGTTCCCGGATTTCCTGCCTATGAAGTCTCTGACCATGGAGACGTTAGGTCTCGAAAGTGGGCAGCCTCACGTTATCTGAATCCAACGCTTTCCCATGGATATCCGACCGTTCGACTACGGCGGGATGGAAAAGATCACTCACTGCGTGTGCATAGGCTTGTCTTGCTCGCATTCTCTGGGGCGTGCCCCCCTGGCCAGGAGGTCCGTCATCTGGACGGAGACGCGATGAACAATCGGCTTTCGAACCTTCGGTACGGTACATCTAGCGAAAACCATGCAGATACTGTCGTCCACGGCAGTCACCACCAAGCGAGCAAGACCCATTGCCCACAGGGGCATCCCTATTCTGGATCTAACCTGATATTGACAACCAAGCCGGACGGAAGCAAATACCGACGCTGCCGCGAATGCAAGAATGCTGCTGCCCGGGCGAAGTACGCTGCGGACGCCGCGGAGGCCGGGCAGTGAGCGAAGTTCTTCGGGCGCGGATGCGTGAATGCCTCACCGCCTATCAGGTTGGGTGCGGGACTCTGCTCGACGTTGACGAGCTGGCCGCGGAACTGCTCGAATCAGTGCTGCCCGGGCTGCGGCGCCACCGACGCCGACCTCATCGGCTCACACGGATGCCCGGGGTGCGTGTGAGCCGGCCCGGCGAACGGCACGAACTCTGGTGGACCGCGCAATGAGCTGGCTCAAGATCACCTGCGAGGAACGTGACGCGATCTTCCACGCGGAGCGTCCCGAGAAGCTGCGTCCCATCTCGTCGTGCACTGACATGTCCGGCGAGTTCCACGGTGAGCCGCAGATGGATATCACGTGGGGTATCGCATCAACCGACACGCCGGTGATCCGGGAGACTCGCTACCCGTCCCGCGACGGTGGACCGGATCGTCAGCCGTGCGAGCACTGGGCATTCCGGGACGATGGCTGGTGAGCCGGATCGTGTCGCCAATTCCGCCGGTGACGTACCCCAAGGATTGGGAGCCGCCGCCTGGCGCGCAGTGGTGGCGGCTAGACCTGGCTGACCGGCGCGACCAGGACGGTGCCGTGTACGTGCACCGCAACAACGGCGGCGAATCAGGGCTCGACGCCGCGACCTGGTGCGAGGTGGAGTTCTTTGACGGTCACGACACAGTGCTCGACATGGGATTCGACAAGCCCACCGTCTACAAGATTGAGGTCACCACTATGTACGCGGGATGCCGGGTGGCGTGGATGGACCTGCTGTGCGTCGACGGGCCGCCCACGCCGTGCCCCGACTGGCGGCCTATCTGTCCGCCGACTAGCCGCCGGCTTTGACGGTGCGGGCTGTGCCGCCGCCCTTTTTGCGCATCGCGATCTCCGCGTCCAACTGTGTCGCGAACAGCGCCGGGGCCTTCGTGCCGTCCGCGTAGGTGACCTCGTAGCCCAAGATCCGGCCGGCCTTGCGGCGCTTCGAACAGTTGCAGCCCATCAGAGCTGCACCTGCGCCAGCATCGCCCCGATCTTGTCCCGCGGTGTCGGCGGCGCACCCACAGCGTCCACCGCCCGTGCCGCCAGATCGGCCTGCCGGGCCGCCAAAGCAGACCGGCGGTCATGCTCGCCCAACGCCGACATGACAATCGCATGGATCTGCTCACCCGACAGATGCTCGACGCCCCCCGCGGCGTCCACATGCGCGGGCGGCCCCAACGACGCCACCAACGCGTACTCGCCCTGCCGGCCCGTCGCCGCCGCCGTCAAAAACCCCGGCGTGTTCACCGACAGCACCGCCACCAGCTCGTACTGCCCGTTGTACGGCCGCCAATCCCCCGACACCGGGCACGTCATCGCCATCTGCACCTGATCCGCACTCGCCCACGGCGCCACCACACCCGACACGTAAATCCCGAACCGGTCCTCCCCGGCCCGCACCAACGCCCAGCACGTCGACGCGTTGTCGTAGTGCGTCACCGCCGCCTGATTCGTGATGCCCTGCATGGGGGCGTGCCCGATGCCCACCGTCAAGCGCCCCACCGGCAGCGTCGAACCGTCCGACAAGTGCACCGCCGGGCTGGAATGAAAATGCGCGTAGCCGCACGTCGAGCGGGGCGGCCGGATATGGCCCAGCCCCACGGTGCGGTGCCGGTCCTCCCAGCACGCCACATGCCCGAACACGTGCCCGTCCTCGGTGATCGTCAAGCGCGTCGGCCCCGACAGCTTCGGATCGGCGAACAGGCGCGCATCGAACACGGGGGGCCGCAGCGACTCGGCCGCCGACGCGACCAGCGCCACCGGGCGGGCCTCCCGCTCGGGGTTGAGCGTGAACGTGGTTCCGTCCAGCGCCGGGGTGCTGACCAAAGTGACGGCGAACACTTTGCCCGCCGTGTACGTTTTGAACGCCTCCACCTGCCGGCCAGCCTCCACCGCCGCCGCCACATCGTCCGGGTTCAACGGCACACCATGCCCGTCCGTCCACGCCCACCGATCGTTCCCGAAGTCCAGCGACGGCCACGTCACCCCGTGGCCGGCCAGCTCGGCGCACCGGTCCGCGGCCGGCGTGTTCAACACGTAGCCCGAGCCCAACACGCGCTCGCCGTCGAACCGCATCGATTCGACCACGCCCACCGTCCACGCCTGGCTGTGACCCTCCGACGTTTGCTCCCGGAACTGCAACGCCAGCGGCAGGTCGCGGAACGTCAAATCCATGCCCGGCGCCAACATGCGCCCATCGATCGACGGGGTGCCGGTCGTCGCCAACACCACGTCGGTGAACGTGCGGAACAACTCCGGCTGCTCGGCTGTCTGCGCGTCGACGGTCACTGGTGCGGTCATCGCTACCTCTCCCTGCTCAATCCATGCGGCGGCGGCCACGCGGCCCACGCCCTGTTCATCATCCCGTGCCCGTGTCACCCCGGCAGCCCGGCGGCGCGCGATCTCGTCGGCCTGCGAGCCCTGCCGGTTGCGCACGGTAGAGTCGCCCGCCGAGCGTTCGGTGTGCCGGTCCACCTCATCCGGCAACGGCTCATCGCGCGCCAAGATACCCACCCGGCAACGGCAGCCCATCACCTCGTTTGCTGGCCCAAGCGGGTCCGACGGGTAGCGCAGCTCCGCGCCGCCCACCGCGAACATGCCACCCAACGGCACCCGCTGCCCGTCCGCCGCGAAATGGGTGTGCCGCGTCTTCGAGTCAAGCGTCGCGATCCACACCTTCTCCAGATCGTCGGCGTCCTCGGAGCGGTGCGCCGCCTCCACCGTCGCATTGTTGAGGACGGCGGCGGCCTGGTATCCGCGCTGCTCGGCCACCCCGGCCATCTGCGGGCTGCCCGGGTCTAGCACGTCGGCGGCCCTGCGCCGCGCCATACCCACCCGTTCGGGGGCCGGCACGTCGGCGGCCACATACTGGCCGGCCGCCGCCAGTTCGGCGGTCAGCTTGTCGTGCACCTGCACCGGCACCGTCGCCGCCTGCTCGCGTGTCGCCGCGGTGAACTCTGCCAGCGCGTCAGGTAGGGCGTCGCGCACCTGGTCGAGCCGCCGCGCCACCACCAGCGGCCGGTCCCCGGTGTGGCGGGCCACGATCTGCGCGGCCACACCGTCCAGGTCGCCCGGGTCGCCGACGCCGCCCAGGTCGAACACCGGCAGGCCCAAATCGACGCCCAGGTCGTCGGCGGCCTCCGACACCGCCGCCGCCCACAGTGCGGCGGCCCCGGCCACCACCACGGCCTCCGCGTGGGCCTCCCAGTCCTGCTGGGCTTGCTGCACCGCGTCCGGGTCCGGCGGCAACACGGCCGCGGTCAGGGCTTCCGCGCCGGGCAGGGCGGGCAGCGCCGCCGCCAGGGCCTGCGGAGCCCACCGCGACAACGCTTCCCCGTACAGGGCGGCGATGGCGCGCTCGGCGTCGATCGTGCGCGACAAAGCCTCACCAGGGCGCGGCCACATCAGGAGCCGCCTTCACGGTCGGCGAAATAGAACACGCCCCACGTCTTCGACAAACCTTCCCGCGACGGATGCGGATCGTGCACCACCTCGCCGGTTCGGGCGTCAGCCACCACCGCATGGGGGTGGCCGCGCGGCGATTTGCCCGCCATCATCACGTAAGGCGACGCGCTACGCCCTATCGGGAACGTGTAATCCTCGGTGTAGCGCAGCGTCGGCTGCTCATTGGTTTGCAGCCAGTCGAGCGTGGCGCGCATCCAGTCGTCGCCGTAATCCCGCACAAAATGAGGCACAGCGTCGCGTGGTACACCCAGCACGCTCGCGATCGCGGAACGCCAGCAGTCACCGACCAATCCCGTTGTTGAATCGTTCAGGAACTCTTGATCAACGAAAGTCACTGGCGTACCGATCTGAGCGCGGGCCGTTCCTGCGGGTCGGGTTCCAGCTGCGGCTCCCGCTGCTGCGCCGCCCCCGACTCATCCACCGCCGAACCGCCTCCCGAGGGCTGCACAGCGGGCGGGTCCGGGAACTCGACACCGGCCAACTCCGGCACCAGCGGCTGCAACGCGCGCAGCCGCGACGGGTCACGGATGATCGCCTCCCGCGCCCACTCCGCGCGACCCTCATCCGTCGACAAGTCGTAGCCGCCGTCCTCCGGCAGGCCCAAGAACCGCAGCTGCTCGGCGATCTTCAACACCCCAGCCTCCGCCGCCGATGACGCCTCATCCGACTTGTCCGGATCCTGCGTCAGCCGCGAAGTGTCATACCACAGCGTGTACCGGTCCGGGTCGATGCCCTCCCGCGCCAGCAGCGGCGCGATCAGATACTCGTACACGGCGTGGCACACCGTTTCCAGCGGCGGCACCACATGCAGCTGCACATCCTCATCCGAAATCTGCCAGCTCGACCAGTGGTTCCCCTCACCCATGCCGGTGATGCGTTCCTGCGACACGTCCAGGCCGCGGGCCAGGCGCTGTATCGCGTTGTCGCGGATCGCGGCCGCCTCGGCCGGGATATCGCCGGCCAGCTCGATCAGCCGAATCTTCTCGATGTGCTCGCCCGGCATCTTGATGACCAACGGAACTACACCCAAGGTGGTGTTCTCGTTTTCCAGGCTGTGCGACGCCATATCGACCAGCGTTTGTTGCAGGTCGCGCCCCGGGTCGGCCTGGCCGGCCGCGGCCGGCGACCCGGCCGGCTTGTCCGCCGACGTGGGCGCCGGGGCGGCCTTCGGCAGGTCAGCCTCCTGCGGTATCGGCAGAATGCCGGCGGTGGCCAGGCGGCTGTTCTGGGCGGCGGCGATCGTTTTCGTGGTCCGCACAATCTCCCGCAAAGGGTCCAGGCAGGCCCGGATCAGCGAGTTCGGCTCGTATGCCAGCCGCGGATCCGGGTTCCACACGCGGACCAGCGAGTCGACAGCCGGGTTGAAGTCGTGCTTTTTACCGTCAGGCAGCCGGATGCGGGTGGTTCCCCCGGCGCGGGCCGGCTCGATTTC